TTTTTTCATTAGCTAAATAATAATTGTCAAAACATGTACCTATTGAAACAATTTATATTCATAATACTACAGTAGAAGTATCGATTTATCAATGACTATTTTAAGACAAGAAGGTCGTTTAATTAGAGATGTATTATGTCGTAATAAATTAAGTAATATAATATATACATTGTTATTAGTTCAATTAGCTTGTCCAAAACGTGTCCTTTTCACGTGTCCACGCACATGCTACAATTCTTTACGATAGGAAAAGTTTGCAGACCTGAAGCGGAAAACGCATCAGGTCTTTTTTTCAAAGAATCGAGGTGGACGGATTGGATATTTCTGAAGCGCTGCTTGCGACCTTAAATATTGATGAGAAAAATGCCCGAATGCACAGCGAACGCAATATCGGCGAGGTCATGCGATCATTGGAGACATTCGGGCAGCATGCTCCAATTGTTGTGCAACGTGGAACGAACAAGATTCTCATAGGCAACGGCCGGGTGGAGGCAATGCGTCGCATGGGTTGGGAATCATGCGACGTTCTTTTTGTTGATGATGACGATGCAACAGCAGTCCGTCGCGCCCTTGCGGATAACCGTACTGCAGAACTGGGGTCGTGGGATGAGGATGTACTCGCAGAACTGATCAACGACCTCGGCTCATTGGACATCGTCGGTTGGTCGCCTGATGAAATTCGGGATTTGCTTTCAAGTCAGACAGAAATTAACAGAGCTGACGATGACTTCGATATCGACGGAGCATTGAACGAAGAACCGATTGCGAAACGCGGCGAGGTCTGGGTATTAGGGCGCCATCGTCTTATGTGTGGAGACAGTACCTCGCCGGAAGACGTGGCACTCTTGATGGACAAAGAGAAAGCGCAAATCGTATTCACGGATCCGCCCTGGAATGTTGACTACGGCAGCGATGAGAAACATCCGAGCTGGAAACCTCGAACAATCCTCAATGACCACATGTCGACAGAGATGTTCGGAGAGTTTTTGACTAAGTCCATCGTCTGCATCAAATCATCCGTGGTTCCGGGAGCCATGGTATATATGGTCATGTCAGCGCAAGAGTGGGGCAACCTCATGAATGTTATGGCGGACTGCGGGTTCCATTGGTCAAGCACAATCATTTGGGCAAAAGACAGCCTCGTACTGTCTCGCAAAGATTACCATACGCGGTATGAGCCTATATGGTACGGCTGGGTTGATGACAATAAACGATTGTGTCCGCTCAAAGACAGAACCCAAGACGATGTCTGGGAGATACCGAGACCTCGCCGAAGTGAAGAGCATCCGACAATGAAGCCCATTGAGTTGGTCATTCGTGCGCTCGAAAATAGCAGCCGACAGGATGACAACGTTATTGATTTCTTCGGTGGATCCGGTACGACCTTAATAGCCGCCGAAAAGGCCAAGCGTCGTTGTTTCATGATGGAACTGGATCCGAAGTACTGTGATGTCATTATTAAGCGATATATCGGACTTGTGGGGTCGGAGAAAGATGTCTTTCTGGTGAAGGATAATGAGCAAATCCCTTACAGTAGCATTGCAAAGGATAATAATACTTGACAGTAAGTGCGTAAAGAGTGATGAATGTACTACTTTATTTGAAGGGATGTGCGCGATATTGACCAACAAGCACATGGAGAAGTTACTGGTAGCTGAAACACAATACTTAAAGGATGGCGAGAATTCGTTGCTCAGAGCGTATATGCAAAGCAAGAAAGACGAATACGATCTGATCGTCATCAAGGACATTTGTTGGCCGCAAGAGCTCAACGATCTTATTTGTTTGATAAGGTCGGCGAGGGTTCATACCTTTGTCCTGGCGGATTCATCAACGGCGCTGATGAAGACGCTTCATACTTTCCTCTCGGCTGGCTTCACAATAGTTGGACCGACAACGCTAATGAAGAAGAACGCTACACGGTGGGACGAACCGTTGTTGGGCATTGAAATCCGGGTCAATGAGGTATCAATATGAAAGCATACTTTGGAAGGAAACTTAGAAACATCGATGAGTTGATGGACACAACAAGCGCTGCAGTTTGCAATGGCACACAAGGCGTTGAATACAGAGTTACCAAGAAGGTGGATTTAAGTGACAAAGACTACCAAGCATTCATTCAGAACTTTTTCAATGACCAATCATGGATTGGGAAAGATGACGGTGGCGTGGATACTGACGATACGGTCAGGTGTATCCGAGTAAGCAATCTTCAAACAGGCGAAAGCGTGTTGGTCAATAACGAAGGGTACACCTACCCGAGATACACGGCCATTGAATCTATACTCGAATAATGTACGGCGAGGTGGACAAGTGTGCCGGGCAATAAGCATTATCAGAGCGCAAAGCATAAAGGGTGGCGTGAGAAGGTGCTGCGCAAAGCAAAGTATCTGTGCGTAGAATGCGCGAGGTACGGACGCAATAGGGAAGCGACGCATGCGCACCACATAAAGCCTATCGATGAGCATCCTGAACTAGCCTTTCTGCCTAGTAACGGCGAGGCTTTGTGCAGTATCTGCCACAACAAGGTAGAACCGAGAAAGCGTTCATGATGGATCCCCCCCCTCGGTGAAAGCACCTATATGGGGGGCGCGCACCGGAGGGGACTCCCCTTTCCCTCTCCGAGATGTTTCAACAAAAGGGGGATAAACCATTAGGCGGCAAATGCCGCCTTTTTTTATTGCAGAAAAGGAGCGATATGAAATGACACTAAAACAATATCAAAACGATATTACCAAAAAGATGATCGCTCTGAACCTGCACAAGCCCGAATTCGAGCACGCGATCAAAGCTTTCGCTCGGACGCTGACAGACTATGAAAAAACGTTGGATTTGTTTGACAAATCAGGAGGCCAGATCATGATCAAATACACCAACAAGGGCGGTGCTACGAACGCGACCAAGAATCCGTTCTATCTCGCTCTCGAAACCCTACGACAAGATATCCTCGCCTATTCCCGGGAACTTGGTTTGACTCCTGCTGCGCTCAAGAAGATCAACGATACAGAAATGAAAAGGGGGAAGCCATCGCTTCTTTCAGAAACGCTGCGAATGGTCAATCGTGAATGATTGGGCAGCATGCGGATGTTGTGTTGGAATACGCGCGATCCATTGTCGAAGGCAGGAAGATTGCTTGCAAGGAACAGATACAAACATGCAAGAGGTTCTTGGAAGACCTCAAATCGGCGAGGTGGGAGTTTAAGTCAAAGGACGCGGATTTCGTTATCGGTATCATCGAGCGTACCTTTCGACACCGGCAGGGCGAGGCGATGAACGCAACGCCGTTGCGGGGCGAGCCGCTGCTCCTTGAACCATGGGAGAAATTCATCGTCTACAACCTTCTTGGGTTCTATATAACCGGAACCGTTGAACGCCGCTATAAAGAGGCATTCATTTTCATTCCAAGGAAATCCGGGAAGACGCTGTTCGTTTCGGCGCTAGCTTGGGCGCTTGCGCTATTGGAACGGAAAAGCGGATCCTCGGTCTACATTGTCGGCGCTTCGCTTCGACAGGCAATGCAGAGCTACAACAACATCGCGGACAACCTCCAGTCATATATGTACGCAAGCAAGGCAGACGCTGAGGCGGACGGATGGCGAATGCTCGACAACAACATGGAGCACAGCATCGAGCACAAGAACATCGACGATGGCATGGTTCGCATTGAAGCGCTGGCAGCCAATCCGGACGCGCACGATTCCCTGAACTCAAACATCCAGATCTGCGACGAATTACAAGCGTACAGGAATGCCAAACAGTACAACGTCATCAAGGAATCGGGGAAAGCGTACACGAACAAGCTGTGCATCGGCATTACCACTGCCGGGGACAACACGGTCATGTTTTGCTACCAACGACTATTGTACTGTCAAAAGATACTTGAAGGCATCGTCACTGACGATGACTATTTTGTTTTTATCTGCAAAGCGGATCAAGACGCAAACGGGAACGTGGATTATACAAACCCGATCGAGCATGAAAAGGCGAACCCGAACTACGGTGTGACGATCCGGCCGGCCGACATCATGAACGACGCCATGCAGGCGCAGAACGACCCGCAGCAGCGCAAGGATTTCTTAGCCAAGAGCCTGAACATCTACACTTCCGCGATGCAGGCGTACTTCAACCTAAACGAGTTCCAGCTTAGTAATAGGGAATGTGAAGCGGCGCTAGGGTTTATAAACATGAAAACCGACAAGAAGATCGCTGCATTGGCCAAGCTGCCAATCACGTGGTTTGGCGGTTCGGATCTCTCGAAACTGCACGACCTTACGACCGCGGCGCTGCACGGAACGTATCAAGGAATAGACATTGCGATCACGCACGCGTGGTTCCCGATCACTGCCGCTTACATAAAGGCGGACGAGGACAACATCCCACTGTTCGGTTGGAAGGACGATGGGTGGCTGACGATGAGCAACAACCCAACCGTCAACCATGCAGAGGTCATCAAGTGGTACAAGGACATGCGAACGATGGGCTTCAAGATTAAACAAATAGGCCATGACCGGAAGTTCTGCAGGGAGTATTTCATCGGTATGAAAGCAGCCGGGTTCTCTATTGTCGATCAACCACAGTACTTCTACAAGAAGTCTGAAGGGTTCCGGCACATCGAGAAAAAGGCCAAGGACGGTAAACTGTACTACCTCGGTAGCTCGGCGTACGAGTACTGCATTCAGAATGTCCGTGCGATCGAGAAGACCGATGACATGATCCAGTACCAGAAGATCGAGGAAGAGCATCGCATCGACGTGTTTGACGCCGATGTGTTCGCTGTGGTCCGGATGCTCGAGAACCTAGAAAAATCTACGGAGGCGAGGAAGTGGCTTGAATGACAGATGAATCTGAGCGGAGCGACCCGCCTATTAAAAAGAGTAGATCCAAGAAGCGCACCTCCACATCGGGTATCATGTGGCTGACCTCGCCGGAGGCGTATACGATGCTCACCAGCAGCGGCGGGTACAGAACGCTCACAAGCTGCCCGGAGATACAGACCCCGGTGAACCGGATTGCTGATCTTATCAGTTCCATGACAATCCATCTGATGAACGACACCAAGGACGGAGCGGTCAGAATCAAGAATGAGCTGAGTAAAAAGATCGACATCAATCCGAACAAGTACACGACGCGCAAGCAGCTGGTGTACTCGATCGTCCGCAACATGATGCTCGACGGCGAGGGCAACGCGATTCTGTTGCCGCATCTGGATCCCGCCACCGGGCTCCTTGACGATCTCGAGCCGTTTGACATGACGCAGACACTCATCAAGGATGACCCTTCCGGATACGGTTACTATGTCATGTACAAAGGTAGGCGGTATGAGCCGGATGAGGTTTTGCACTTCACTGACAACGTCGACCCGCAAAAGCCATGGCGGGGACGCGGGTACAAGGTTCTCTTGTCCGAGCTGGCCAAAACGCTCTACCAGGCGCAGAAAACCAAGTACGACCTTATGAGTTCACCGACACCATCGATCATCGTTAAGGTTGACGGACTCACAGAAGAGTTTGCAAGTAAAGAAGGGCGGGAAAAGCTAGGCGCTCAATACCTTGACTCGAGCGAGAACGGGAAACCGTGGTTCATCCCGTCCGAGGCGTTTGACATCAAGGAAATAAAACCGCTGACGATCCAGGATCTGGCGATCAAGGAAAGTCTGACAGTTGACAAACGGACAGCGGCGGCAATCTTCGGAGTGCCGCCGTTTTTTGTTGGTGAAGGGGACTTTGACAGGGACAGCTACAACAACACCATCTCGTCCACCGTGTTACCGAAAACACGGGGGATCGAGCAGGAGTTGACCAGAAAACTGATCCTTTCACCGAACTGGTACTTCCGGTTCAATCCCCGAAGCCTCTTTTCGTACAGTCTCACAGAGATTGCCGAAGTCGCGGCCAACTATGTGGACCGAGCCATCATAGACCGCAACGAGGCGAGGGACTGGAGCGGGTTGTCGCCGAGGGATGGGTTGTCCGAACTGGCCATCCTTGAAAACTACATTCCATACGCCAAGATTGGCGACCAAGGGAAACTCAAACAGACAGGCGGTGACAAAGATGGAAGCAAATAAGAGGCCACCGACGCTATCCACGCAAACGCAGTACCGAACGGCAGGCGAGGGTGAGCCCAAGTACATCGAAGGGTATTTCGCGGTGTTCAACTCCAACTATGAGTTGTGGGAGGGTGCGACGGAGAGCGTGGATGAGCACGCCTTCGACAACGCGCTTGCCGACGATATCCGGGCGCTAAACGACCACGAAACGCATCTGCTGCTGGGGCGAAACAAAGCCGGCACCCTTGAGCTAAAGGTTGACGCACGAGGACTGTGGGGCCGTATCGAGATCAACGGAGATGATCGAAGCGCTCTGGACCTCTACGCGCAGGTCAAACGCGGGGACAAGAGCCAGTGCTCGTTTGGCTTTGACATCATCAGAGAGGAAGTGCGCGTCAATTCGGACGGGTCCGTCCACTGGACGCTCAAGGAAGTCAAGCTCTATGAGGTGTCAGTAGTCTCGTTCCCGGCCTACGACGCGACATCAGTCACCGCACGAAAAATGGATCACGACCATATCAACGCCCGTAAAAAGGATTTTGAGCAAATCCGGAATCGCCAGCATCAGGCATGGCAGGAAATATTGAAAGTGAGGATTAAACATGGCACTCAAACAACTCGTACTTCGTAAGAAGATCGATACCTTAAAGGCGCAGCTCGAAGCAATCCGTGCAAAGGATCCGGATTTCGAGAAGCGCAGGGAAGCGCTCAAAACGCGCGAGGATGAACTCGAGGCCGCGGTAGGTGAAACCACCGCGGAAACCAGCGACGAAGACAAACAGACACTCGACGCGGAAGTGGCACGGCTCGAGGTGGACCAGACAACGCTGGAAACCGAGGAAGCAGATCAGGCCGGCGCAAAAAAAAACATCGAGGACCAAATAAAGGACCTCGAAAGTCAGTTGGCGGAGAT